TGAGTGACTACAATGGTGGTAGCGGTTGGCGCATGAAACGCCAGCGGCTATCGATGAGTCCTGGTGACTTCGCGCCAACGAGTGTTATAAATCCTGGCATTCGCCCCGCGAATCAAAAAGAGAATCAAGAATACCCTTTACGGATTGTCTACCGTTGGCAACCTTTGTATGCGTCTTGGGGTGTTGCGGCGTGTCAAGAAGGCTAACAAAATGATTTCCTCGAAGCTTCGGCTAATCTCAATAACTCGACACCATCATAGCTCTACAGCGAAGACTCTGCATTTTATCTCTGTGGTGGATATGGCTGCGAATGAGCGTGGGATGTTCGTTCGACCGATGCCGAAAGGCGAGCTTAACCTGGTTGTGGATAATGGAGCAGCTTCACAAGATTGGGAGTTAGGTAAAATCTACTACCTCTATGTCAGCGATAAACCGCCAAGAGTAGTGCCTAGGCCTCCAAAACCTGAGGAGAAATAATCATGATGTTCCCCGCGCTGTTTGGCTCTAAGCTGGCTGAATGGGCCTTTTTCATGGTCGTTTTTGGCTTTTGTCTTGCCATCATCACTATTCAGCACTTTAGGGTAAAGGCATTGCGCCTAGAGGTACAACAACAAGAACTCAACTCACGGCAAGCGGTGGCTGCTAATAAGGAATTGGACAAAGCAATCACTGAATGCAATGCGCGGGTGCTGGCTTTGAAGACCGAGGCAGACCGCCGTGAAAAGGCTTTACAGGCAGAGGCGCAAAACCGGCTTGACGCGGCACGCAAAGCGAGCGACCGTGTAAGAGATGCGCCATTGGGGCCTGATGCCATGAACGAATTTATGGAGGGATTATTCTATGACCATAAATGACCTTGCAAAGTTTTGGGTCCTCGTTGGCATGGTGTTGTGCCTTGTTCTTATCACTGCACGTTCTCAAGAGGAAACCACTGACCTGGCTGTGTCCCAGGACCTGCGTGCACAAATGAAGCACCTAGCCTTATCGGACAATGATGCCTACGCCGAGGATATGCGGGTAACTGTCAGTCATGTTGTTTGTAAGGTCCGCGGCGTGCGCGATGGGTTAAGGGAGTTTTGTCTGTATACCGCATGGACTACGGATTGCAGATTGCAAGGCCAGTGCCTAACCTCATCGCAATGAATGATACAACAAACACTATGGACTTAGAGCGCCGCACTTGGCGCGGGCGCATCCGCATGGCTTGGGTGCTTGTCGCATCGCTTGCTTTACTGCAACTGGCCATCTGTCTATTGTTAGGCTATTCTGTCCTCACTGACAAGGCCGCAGTCTTCTTGTCAGTGTTGCCCTTGGTGGTATCGATGGGCTGGATGGACGTTGTACTTATCACTGCATTTATGGGCCTCAAAGTCCTGGGGGATTCGTGGGGAAGCAATCTACCATCCTGATGCTCTGCGTTTTGATGCTGGGCTGTTCTGGTTTTAAGCGCCAGGAAATTGCTTGTAGCACTAGGATGGTTTATGTCTCAGTGCCCGTTGACATCACTCCACCTGCTGAGTTGTTGCAACCGCCGTATACAGGACCCCTACCGAAGTTTATCGCTCCAACTGACCCTACGGCGATTGAGGCGTATGATGCCTCGGGCGCTAGACTGTTGCGCCAATTGCTCTTGCAGTTAAGAGGACGTGACGATGCTTGGCGGGCACTGCACAAAAAGGGACCCATACCATGATAATCGATAGGCTGTTTTCTCGACGGGATACCGAATTGGTCAATCCAATGCACCCAAAGGACCCGGGGATAGCGTCCCTTTTCGGCCTGGGTCAATCGACAGTTGCTGGGCAGGTTGTTAATCCTGATACTGCAATGAGGATTAGTACCGTATTTGCTTGTGTGCGTGGCATTAGTGAGACGCTTGCGCATTTGCCCCTAAAAATATTTGAGCGGTTATCAGACGATACCAGCAGAGAGGCAAAAGAACACCGTTGGTATCGTCCTCTGCATGCACAGCCTAATGGGTGGCAATCATCCATGGAATATCGTGAAATGGGCACCGCAGCTATGTGCTTGCAAGGAGTACATTACGCCCGCATTGTTAGTAGGGGTGATGGTGTGCCACAATTATTGCCCCTTACGCCCGGGCGAGTGCAAGTCGACCAGCGCAAGGACTTATCACTGGTCTATAAATACTATGACCCTAATGGGCAATCAGTTGTCCTCTTGCAAGAAGAGGTGTTAAGGGTGCCGTTCATGGTGCTGGATGGTATTGTTCCGTTGTCGCCGATTGCGGCCCAGCGGGAGATGCTTGGCGGGGCGCTCGCTGCAATGGACTACGCAAATCGGTTCTACCAAAACGATTTGACTTCTAGTTTTTGGATTGAACATCCTGCACACTTTGAGGATGATGCAGACCTTAAACGCTTCCGCCGCACATTCAAGGCCAGTTATTCGGGGGAATTTCAGCGGTCACCCGTGATTCTTGAGGACGGATTGAAAATCCATCCGCTGGCCATGAATCACGAGGATGCGCAATGGATTGAGTCTCGCAAATTCAGCCGCGAGGAAATACTTGCGATTTACCGCTACCCTCCCCACATGGCGCAGAACTTGGACCGAGCGACGAACAACAACATTGAGCACCAGTCCTTGGAGTTTGTAATCTATACAATGGGCCCCTGGATCGTCCGCTGGGAACAGGCTATGCGCCGCGACTTGCTCAGAGAGGACGAGCAGGACCGTTTTTTCTTTGAGTTTAACGTGATGGGCCTGTTGCGTGGGGATGTCAAGACCCGTTACGCTGCATACTCTTTGGGGCGTCAGTGGGGCTGGCTCAGCGTTAACGACATCCTGCGTAAGGAGAATAGCAATACTTTGGGTCCTCGCGGCGATGTATACTTGCAGCCACTAAACATGGTTCCCGCTGGTGCGGATGCTGTTGACGATGATGAGGACCAAATTGAAGAGGATAGCCAAAATGGCCGTGGAGAAACCGCGAGTGCAGCTTGAGATTGAACGCCGCATTTTCACTACTGATGACTTGGTAGTTGAACAGCGGCAGGGTGAAGGGGAGGCCGCAGAGTCTACAGTTCTTACTGGGCATGCTGCGGTATTTAATTCGTTGTCTGAAAACTTCGGCGGTTGGCGCGAGAAGATAGCGCCCGGCGCGTTTGTGAAATCGCTAAACCGCAAGGACGATGTGCGTGCTTTATTTAACCACGATCCAAACTTTGTGCTGGGGCGCACTCGGGCCAAGACCCTCAGGCTGTCTGAGGATGAAAAGGGGCTGGCTATAGAGATTGACGCGCCAACTACACAGCTGGTACGCGATTTGGTGCTAGCGCCGATTGCACGCAGGGATATAACGCAAATGTCCTTCGCGTTCATCGTGGAAAATGATGCTTGGGAAAAAAGTGAGAACGACGATTTCTGGACTAGGACACTGCATGAGGTCCGGCTGTTTGACGTCTCACCTGTTACCTACCCTGCTTATCCTAAGACGGATATCAAGATTGCTGAGCGGGCATTTAAGGAAGTACTTGATAAACAATCTATGCTAGTATCCGGCGCGACTAGGAAACGCCAGCTTGAGTTGTATCGGCAGCGCTGGAGGTTTGTGGTTTAAATTACTCGCCGTCGTTATCGCCCGATGTGACGGCACGATTGGGTAAACACGGGCTTTTAACTTAGGAGGCCAAAGCTATGGCAGCAAGCACCAAGAGACTGATGAAGCTGCGGGAAGATAGGGGGCGAGTAATCCAAGCGTCTCGTGCAATCATTGACGAGGCTGAACGCAGCGCAGAGGGCCTGAGCGATGAGCAACGGGCCAAACTTGACGAACTGCACACACAGCAGGACAAATTGCGTGCGGACGTAGAGTTGGAGGAACGGCAGATTGAACTGGAACGGCAAGCCGCCGAATTGGAGCTAAACAAGGGCAAGGGTGGCGATGACGATTTGGAGCGTGTTGCCACCCTCGATGATGCCGGTGCGCCGCGTGTTATTGACCTGCGCTCACATCCGAGGGCCCAGCCGAATTACCGCCGGGCTTTCAATCGGGCATTGATAGGAGGCGTTCGTGCCCTGACTGAGGGAGAGTTGCGGGCGATGCAAGCTGGCAGTGATGCAGAAGGTGGCTATCTCATCGCACCAGTCCAGATGGTCCAGGGGCTTCTCAAGAACTTGGATAACCTTGTCTTTATTCGTGGCAAGGCGACCAAGTTCCAGCTAACCAGCGCAGCGAAGCTGGGCCAGGTCACTCTTGACACCGACATGGACGACGCTGACTGGACTACTGAGTTGGCAACGGGTAACGAGGATACCGCCCTTAGGTTGGGTCGGCGTGACATGGAGACAAATCCGTTTGCCAAGCGGGTGAAGATTAGCAGGACTCTCCTGCGGATGACGGGGGATTCTGCTGAGGGTTTGGTCCGCCAGCGCTTGGAGTACAAGTTCGGTGTGACTGAAGAAAAGGCCTATCTTGCCGGTTCAGGCGTGGGTCAGCCTCTTGGTCTGTTCACTGCCCATGCTAACGGCATCAGCACAGGCCGTGACGTGTCGACTGGCAACACTACTACCGCAATCCAAGGCGATGGCTTGATTGAAGCAAAATATTCGCTCAAGTCGCCCTACTGGGCCCGCGCCGAGTGGTTGTTCCATCGTGATGCCGTCAAACAAATCAGCAAACTCAAGGATGGCGATGGTCAGTATCTTTGGCAGCCTGGTTTGCAGGCGGGCCAGCCTGACCGTCTGCTAAGCTTCCCGCTGAATGTCAGTGAATACGTGCCTAACACGTTCACGACCGGGCTATACGTAGGGATGCTTGGCGACTTCAGCTTTTACTGGGTGGTCGATTCGCTTGAGCTCCAGATTCAAGTGTTGCTTGAGCTCTACGCTGAGACCAACCAGAATGGCTATATTGGCCTGAAGGAAGGGGACGGTGCCCCAGTTCTGGAGGAAGCCTTCGCCCGCGTGAAGCTGGCTTAATCAACGGTTAAAGCACGAGACGTGCTTAGGAGGAACCATGCAACTTAGTAACGAAGTGAAGACCGTTCGCATTAAGCCGGACGGTAGTGGATACGTGGTCGCCGCGGGAGCCGCTGATGTTAACAGTGATATTGTCGACATNCAGGGTTTCCACGGTGTTCGGTTCATCATTGGTTTTGGCGCGATTGTTGCTGGTGCTGCAACTTCGGTTAAGGCACAACAGAACACCATTAACAGCGGCACCGGCATGGCTGACCTTGCCGGGACTGCTGTCACTGTCGCCGACAATGACGACAACCAGATTGTTGTGCTGGACATCTACAAGCCTAGGGAGCGTTACCTGCGATTGACGACATTGCGGGCGACGCAAAATTCGACTATCGACTTCCTGTTGGCCGAGTTTTACGAGCCTTGGAAGGTGCCCGTCACCGAGGACGCCACGATAGTTGTAGCGGCTGAAAAGCACGTGTCGCCGGCTGAAGGCACAGCGTAACGGTAGTTTTTTGGGCATGTGTGTGGGAATGGCGGGCATTCACGGGAAATAGAATGCCCGTTATTTTTTTAACCCTATAGAGAGGACTTTAACATGGCTGACAATACTTATCCAGCGGCTCGTGTTTATCGGCACCAAGACGGTTCATTAATTGTGCCTTCCGGCGCTGCTATCAATGTTGAATCTGGCGGTGCATTTAAGGTTGATGGCACTCAGGGCGCCGCATTGACTGCGCAACTCACCACGATTACGCCAGCGGATGCCGAGGGCACGCCGGATTACGCAATCGCGGCAATCACGAGTACCACGCCGTTTGGCTTTGCGTCCGCGCAGGAGGCCATCACACTCCTCTACGTCGTCAAGAACCTCCAAGTGAGGCTTGCTGAAGTCGAGGCCCGACTTGAGGCTGCCGGCATCGTCGCGGCGAACTAACCGCCATGTACGTTGAACGCTTAGCATTAGCAGTCACAACCGACGCCTCGGGTAATGCGACGGTTTATTCGGGCGTCATTCATGGCCAAGTATTGCAGGTACGGTACGTGCCAGATGGCACCTCGCCGCTCGATACTGGCGCTGATATTGACCTGACTGGGGAAACCAGCGGCCTGGTTGTTATTGATAAAGATAACATAGGCACCAGCGCGTTTACCGTTGCGCCTAGGCAGGCTACGCACAGCGTTGGTCTTGCTGCCGCACTCTATGCGGCTGGGGGTGAAGCCGCCCTTGCGCCTATTGCTATTGCCGGTGAGCGTCTGAAGCTCGTTGTGGCCAACGGCGGCAATACCAAACTGGGAACGTTTTACATTTGGGTTGGTTGAGAATTTTAACTACTTGAGGAGAAAGCATCATGGCAAAAATCCGCATGCGCACGACTTCAGCCGGTCCAGCTGGTGTAATGCTGGCAGGGAAGGAATACACAGTGGATGATTCCCTGGCTGACCAACTTGTCCCAACCTACGCCGAATACATTGAACCCAAGCTGGTGCGGCGGCCGCTTGTAATGCCTGAAACTGCAACAGCCAGTAAGGTTGAGAGGGCGGTTAAGACCACCCGTAGGCGTTAACCCATCATGGGCGGGTTGATTCGTTCGATAGCTCCCACGGGCTACCCACTGTCGATTGCTCAACTGCGGGACTACCTCGACGCGCCCGCCGATGACCGCGTTGATATGCTCAACCGGCTACAACGGGCAGCGGCTAGGTATATCGAGGGTATTACGTGGCAAGCATTGCTTCCGTCAACGTGGGTGCAGCGTTTTGATTATGACTGGCCCCGCAGCATTTGTGGAAGCTACCAAATCACTTATGGCCGGTCGCCCGTCAGTTCTGTCAGTTCTGTTGCTTACGTCGACCCTGATGGGGCCAATCAAGTGCTTGCCGCAAATCAGCGTCAGGACTCTTTCAATTCGATGCCATCATTGAGTGTGCCCGCACAGAATGTTAGCTGGCCTTCAGTACGCTACCAGCTGGATGCTATCACGGTTACTTACGTTGCCGGCTACGCTACAGTTGCAGATATTCCTGAGCCACTGGTGCATGCTGTTGGGCTACTCACCCGTGAACTGTACGACAATCCGCAACTCGTAGCGGTTGGCAACATCGTCAATGAAATGCCGTTTGGGATACGTCAATTGGTCTGGCCGTTTCGTGTCGCGAGGTAGAGCAATGGCCACCATCACCATCACGCGTACACAAGTATGCCCCGCAAACAACCATGTTACCCTTGCAGTCTCAGGCGATAGGTCCACAACTATTCGTACCTCGATTGACGAGATGTTGGAGCCTGTAACCCCCTCAGATATTGAAGCTGCAATTAAGGTGCTGCTCAAATTACATTCATCCGGCAAAACTAGGGCACAGATGCGCGCGGCTTTACTCGCAGGGATTACTGTGACAACGGTGAGCGCATGACTGCCGCATCGCTTGGCGCAGCAAGCGGGATTTTTTACCCATTCTTTGTTAGACATACTGATGGTTTTGCTGGTGCCAATGCTACTCTTGATGCAGTTGGAGAAAAATCTGTATTTATTGGAAGAGCAAACTTAGAAGGAGGCCCTGGGTCAAAAACAATATCATCTGCTGGAGGAAAGATTGAGTTTCGTACTGGTACTGTTACATGGGCTACTGCTGGTACTACTCTACGAGTTGGAATTGCTGATGTTGATTTGGCTACTGGTCCGGCAGCAAGAGATGACGGTACACACGATGTATATAAGGATTGGGTGCAGGGGACTGATGCACTATCAGGCGCTACATGGACCTCTTTCGCAATGGCTACTGGGACTAAAACAATAACGCATGGAGATCTAATTGCTATTGTATGTGAA